CGTAGAAGATCTTGGCGGTCCTACCCCAGAAAATTATAAGCCTGATGATGATTCAGCAAAGCTGAAGACTCCAGGTGCTACCCTCAAGCAAGTCAGAGATGTTGTTAACCAGGGCGCTAAGCCTGCGGAAGCAATGCCTAGTGGCATGAAAGAAGAAGAGGAGTCTGAGATCGATGACGATCAAGAAGTAGTTTCCGAAGAGGAAATTGCTGAAGAAGAGATCACAGAAGAGGAAGAAGTTGTTGAATTAGACATCGATGCCGATGTTGCAGCACTTCTCCAAGGCGAAGAACTCTCCGAAGAGTTCCAGGAAAAAGCAAAGACCATCTTTGAAGCAGCAATCAACGCTAAAGTTGCTGCAATCCAAGAAGACCTGGAAGCATCCTATGCTACTGTTATTGAAGAGCAAGTAGCAACATTCAAGAGTGAAATGACCGAACGTGTCGATTCATATCTTGAGTATGTCTCATCCGAGTGGTTGGAAGAAAACCAACTCACTGTTGAAGACGGACTTAAGGCAGAAATGTCTGAGTCGTTCCTCACCGGAATGAGAACACTTTTTGAAGAACATTATGTTTCAATCCCTGAAGATAGATATGATGTACTTGAGAGCATGGTAAATAAACTTGATGAAATGGAAGGAAAACTCAATGAGCAGATCGACAGAAATGTCGTTCTTAATAAAAGATTAGCAGAATCCACATCTGATGGAGTCTTAAGTGATGTTTCTGAAGGACTTGCAGTCACTCAGAAAGAGAAGCTCGCTACTCTTGCCGAAAGTGTTGAGTTTGATAGTGAAACAGACTACCGTGAGAAACTGGTAACCCTTAGAGAGGCATATTTCCCCTCAAGACCCAGTGCTCAAAGAGATTCTTCTGAGTACATTGCAGAAGAAGCAACCATGAACCAGGAATTAACTGGATCTATGGGAGGATATCTTACTGCTCTGCGGAGAGTTTCTAAAAAGTAAGTTTTACATTATAAGATAAACCACAAACACTTTTAATAGAGGAAAAATCAAATGCAAATGTTCAACGGTGAACAGCTGCAGGAGAAGTGGGCACCACTACTGGACTATGAAGGCGCTGATGCCATCAAAGATTCACACCGTAGAATGGTTACCGCAGTTCTCCTGGAGAACCAAGAAAAGTTTTTAAACGAGGAAAGAAACTTCCTCTCCGAGGCACCTACCAACGCAGCTAATGCTGGTGGCGCTTCAGGCGGTTTCGGTGGCGGTGCAACCGCTGCGGGTCCAGTTGCAGGTTTCGACCCTGTTCTGATCTCCCTGATCCGTCGTTCTATGCCTAACCTGGTCGCTTATGACCTTGCTGGCGTACAACCAATGAACGGTCCTACTGGACTCATCTTCGCAATGCGTTCACGCTACACCAATCAGTCTGGAACAGAAGCACTGTTTGATGAAGCAGATACCGCATTCTCTGGTCAGAATGATGGTGGCGATCTGGAGCAAGGTCTCTATACCGCCCAAGCATCTGACGGCGCTTCTGTTGGTTTCGGTACTGCCGCCCAGAAGACAAACGAAGCTGGCACTAACCCTGCACTCCTTTCCAACTCTGCTAGTGATCAACTTGCCTACAACGTAGGTCAGGGTATGCATACTGGTGACTCTGAGGATCTTGGAGACGGTTCAGGCGACCAGTTCAACCAGATGGCATTCTCGATCGAGAAAGTCACTGTAACCGCTAAGTCCAGAGCTCTGAAAGCAGAGTATTCCTTGGAACTGGCACAAGACCTTAAGGCAATCCACGGTCTGAACGCTGAAGCAGAACTTGCTAACATCCTTAGCACTGAGATTCTTGCTGAAATCAACCGTGAAGTCATCCGTACCATCTACAAGGCTGCAGAACCTGGTGCTCAAACCAACACTGCTACCGCTGGTACTTTTGACCTTGACGTTGACTCCAACGGTCGTTGGTCTGTTGAGAAGTTCAAAGGACTTCTGTTCCAGATCGAGCGCGAAGCGAACGCAATCGCCCAACGCACTCGTAGAGGAAAGGGCAACATGATTCTGTGTTCCGCAGACGTTGCTTCCGCACTCACCATGGCTGGTGTACTTGACTACACCCCCGCACTCAACGCTAACCTTAACGTTGATGACACCGGTAACACCTTCGCTGGTGTTCTCCAAGGCAAGTATAAGGTCTATATCGATCCTTATTCTGCTAACCTGCGTGCTTCCCAGTACTTCGTTGCTGGTTATAAGGGTTCTTCCCCTTATGACGCTGGACTGTTCTACTGCCCTTACGTTCCTCTTCAGATGGTTCGTGCAGTTGGTCAGGACACCTTCCAACCCAAAATCGGATTCAAGACTCGCTACGGCATGGTCGCGAACCCCTTCGCAGAAGGAACCGCTCAAGGACTCGGACGCCTCAAGCAGTCTTCTAACCGCTACTATCGTCGCGTTAGAGTCGAAAACCTCATGTGATATTTGCCTACGGGCATTTACATTTCATCTGGGAGTCTTCGGACTCCCTTTTTTTGTCTAAATATAAGTAAATAAATAAGGCGAATGAAATCTTTCGATAGGTTTATTGAAGAGGCAGCAACAAAAAGATGTCCTGTTGGATCTTACTATTGTTTTACTGATAAGAAGTGTAAGAAGATGCCTCGTGGTTATCATGTGGGTCGTGGTGGTTATCTAGAAAAGGATAATGATTCTAATTCCGAGGATTCAAATGGATCAAAGAATGGTAACTCTAATGGTGATAACGGTTCTAATGGCAATGGAAATGGTGGAAATGGAAATGGTGGAAATGGAGGAGGAGAATGAAACCCTGGAATAATCAACTCAGCAATAGGAACTATCTGTCTCCTGTTGGATTTAAATTTACAATTACTAAAGTACCCAAAGCAGATTTCTTTTCTAATTCTGCATCGATTCCTGGTATCAACCTTGGATTTGCAGAGCAACCAACTTACCTGAAGAATCTTCCTGTACCAGGTGATAAGTTAACTTATGCAGATTTCTCTCTTCGTTTCTTTGTAGATGAGAATCTGACTAATTATCTTGAAGTGCATGACTGGTTAAGAGGACTTGGTTTCCCAGAGAGTCTTGACGAGTTTACAGCACTTAAAGAACAAGATAGATATAACCCATCTAATGATGCAAGAAATGCTTTAGGTGAATACTCAGATGCAAGTCTGTTTATTTACAATAGTAATTACAATGAAGTTGCAAGAGTTGATTTCTTAGATGTATTTCCTATCAGTTTATCTACAATTAACTTCGATGCAACTGACTCTGATATCCAATACGTTACCGCAGAAGCAACCTTTAAATACAGCATATATAATATAACAGTTTTATGATGTAATGTATGAATCTTGATGAAATTCAATTGTCATGGGAAGAAGATTCAAAAATAGACGAAGATAATCTACATACGGAATCAACCAAGATTCCTTCTCTTCACGCAAAATACTACAGGATATTAAACAATATTCTTCTAATGAAAAAGTTAGAAGAGAACAAGTTTAAGCAAATCAAAAAGGAAAAGTGGCAGTATTACACGGGTAAGGCAGACCCCGAGGTGTATATTGAAAAACCATTTGACCATAAAGTGTTGAGGCAGGATGTAGACAAATATATGGATTCTGATGAAGACCTCATCAAAGTTCTGAACAAAATAGATTACTTTCAGGTAATGCTGAGTTACTTGGACAGTATCCTTAAGTTAATCAACAATCGTACTTTTCAAATAAAGAACTCGATTGAGTGGCAGAAATTCATAAGGGGTTATGACTGATCTTGTTATACGCAAAAAGAATGAGGTTTTTATTACCATAAAGGCAGAACCTTATATTATCCAGGAACTATCGGATCATTTTACATTTGATGTGCCTGGTGCAAAGTTCATGCCGCAATACCGTAGTAAGTATTGGGATGGTAAGATCCGCCTATTCAGTTCTCACACTGGAGAGATCTATGTGGGACTACTTGATAAGGTCATGGCATGGGCAAAGAACTATGACTATAAGGTAGAATTTGAAGATAACAAATTCTATGGTCCTCCATTTGAAGTCAATAAAATGATTTCAAGGGAGGGAGTCAAAGAATACATGACTCGTATTGCTAGGTTCAAACCTAGAGATTATCAGGTTGATGCTGTGTATGATGCACTTAAGTTTAATCGTAAACTGTTAATATCACCAACTGCATCGGGTAAGTCATTGATGATTTATTCTGTGGTGAGATACTTTGCAGAAAAAGATCATAAAGTTCTTTTAGTTGTTCCTACTACTTCTCTGGTAGAACAGATGTTTAAAGACTTTGAAGACTATGGTTGGAATGCTGGAGACTATTGTCACAAGATATATTCTGGTAGGGAGAAGACAAATCAATATCCTGTAACGATTACTACCTGGCAATCTATCTACAAATTACCTAGAGCATTCTTCAAAGACTTTGGTGTCATCATTGGAGATGAGGCACACTTGTTTAAGTCTAAGTCTCTTGTAAGCATTATGACCAAGATGGATAGTGCAAAGTATAGATTTGGATTCACTGGAACATTAGACGGCACACAGACCCATAAGTGGGTGTTAGAGGGATTGTTTGGTCCATCATATAAAGTTACTCAAACAAAAGAACTCATTGATAAAGGTCATCTATCTCAATTACAGATACATGTTCTATTGATGAAACATGACCCACATGAGTTTGAAACTTATGAAGATGAAATGCAATACATCATTGGACATGGTAGACGAAATAACTTTATTAAGAATCTTGTTTTAGATTTAAAAGGAAATAGTCTTGTTCTATTCAGTCGTGTTGAATCACATGGTGAACCACTTTACGAATTAATAAATAATTCTGTGAAAGGAAAGCGTAAAGTATTTTATGTTCATGGTGGAGTAGACGCTCAACAACGAGAACATGTAAGGGAAATTACTGAAAAGGAAAACGATGCAATCATTGTTGCATCTTATGGAACATTCAGTACAGGCATCAATATTAAAAATCTCCATAACGTAATCTTTGCGTCACCATCCAAATCAAGAATTCGTAACCTTCAATCCATTGGTAGGGTGCTGAGAAAGGGAGATAATAAGAATCAAGCAGTCTTATACGACATTGCTGATGAAATAGTCTACAAGCAAAGAAAGAACTATACTTTAAATCATCTAGTTGAACGAATTAAAATTTACAATCAAGAAAGATTTAATTATGAAATCATACCAGTCGATCTTAAGAATAAATGAAAGAAGAATTCTATGCAGCAATAAAATTAATATCAGGTGAAGAAGTCTTTGCACAAGTAACTCCTTGTGAAGAAGAAGATAGAACTTTACTTATACTAGATACTCCTGTAATATTTGAATCTATAACGATTAAACATATGGGAGTGAATGCTATGAAAGTTGAACCCTGGATATCCATGGGTGATGACTCTATGATATTAGTTAATATGGATAAGGTAATTACGATTACTGAAGTTAAAGATGAACAGATCCTTTGTATCTACAATAAGTATCTAAGAGATAAGAATCGTGATACTAATCAAACAAAAGTAAATGAAGATATGGGGTTCCTGTCCTCTATATCTGATGCAAGAGTGAATTTAGAGAAGCTCTATAAAAGTAGCTAAGCCATCCCTATGAACCCTGACAGAGTTATTCTACACAGATATTACAATCTTGTCAAGCCCTATCATTATGTGCTATAATGTGAACATAACTCACTAGGAGAACCATGAAATGTCTAGAAAGAAATCTGAGCATTATGTAAACAACAAAGAATTCTTAGATGCACTTATTGTTTATCGAGGGAAAGTTCAAAGAGCAAAGGAAGCAGGAGAACCACTTCCACGTATCACCAACTATCTTGGTGAGTGTTTCTTGAAGATTGCTACGCACCTTTCTTACAAACCAAACTTTGTAAACTACATGTTCCGTGAGGACATGATCTGTGACGGTATTGAAAACTGTGTTCAGTACATTAAGAATTTTGATCCAGCAAAGTCTAGCAATCCATTTGCTTACTTCACACAGATTATCCACTATGCATTCCTGAGAAGGATTCAGAAGGAAAAGCGTCAAATGGATATCCGCACTAAGATTGTGGAACGTTCAGGATTTGATGAAGTGTTCTCCAGTGATGGTGACATTTACAGCACCTCCGACTATAATACCATCAAAGAAAACATCCAGTCTAAACTTTATTCATGAAACTGACAAAAGAACTTGCTGTCCTATTTGAAAAATTTGGATGGGAAGAGGGAGATGAAATTTCTGTTGAAATGGCAGGAACTCAAGTCTCAGGTATTGATGTTGGGGAAGAGTATAACAAGAAGTGGCAATCACCTATTGGTACTCGTAAAATCAATAAAGATGCTTTTATTGTTATCAAGAACCAAGATCGTAGAGACTTAACTAAATCTCAACCGATGGACAGAGAACATCTACCACACCATTTAAAGGAAAAGCAAGAAACATTATCTAATGACTAAAGTTGCATTATTGACAGATACACATTATGGTGCGAGAAAGAATAGTAAGTTATTTCATGAGTTCTTCAAAAAATTCTATGATAATATCTTCTTTCCTACTCTAAAAGAAAGAGGTATCACAGAATGCGTCCATCTGGGCGATGCTTTCGACTGCCGTAAGTCTGTTGATTTTTGGTCACTCCAGTGGGCAAAAGAAAATGTATACGATAAGTTCAGAGATCTAGGTGTCAAGGTTCACAATATTGTTGGTAATCATGATGCATATTACAAGAATACCATTGGTATCAATGCTGTAGATGCTCTGCTTGAGTCCTATAATAATGTAGTAAGAGTTTCCGAACCAAAGGAATACAAGATTGGTGGTAAGAAAATCCTTCTATTACCATGGATCTGTGAAGACAACGAGAAACAAACTTTTGACTTAGTAACTAAATCAAAAGCAAAGATCATGATGGGTCACCTTGAACTGAATGGGTTTGAGGTGATTCCTGGTATGAGAATGGAACACGGTCTGGAACCGAGTAAGTTCAAGAAATTTGATACGGTATTCTCAGGTCACTATCATCACAAATCAACCAAGGGTAATGTCACTTATCTTGGTAACACCTACCAGATGTTCTGGAATGATGTGAATGACGTAAGAGGATTCCATATCTTTGATACGGAAACCCAAGAACTAGAGTTCATTGGTAATCCATTCTCAATCTTTGAAAAGTTCTACTACGAAGATACACCGTATCAATTGTTTGATGCATCAGACTTGAAAGATAAGATCGTAAAGATTATTGTCCGTAAGAAATCAGACCAACTTGCATTTGAAAAGTTCATTGATAAGTTGCATAAGTCTGGTTGTTCTGATGTAAAGGTCGTTGAAAATTTCTCAATCGATGATGAAGATGTAGATTTTGAGGACGGTAAGTGCGAAGATACATTGACCTTCCTTAATAAATATATTGACGATTCTGAATTCAATTTAGACAAAGACATTGTTAAAAAATTGATGCGGGATGTTTATCGAGAAGCATGCGAAATGGAGTAATGTATTTACTTGCGATATCAGGAAAAGAAGAAGAAGGAGCATACTCTGTATTAGATGAGGATGGTGAGAAGGCACTATACCTTTTTGAGCAAGAGGATGATGCAACCCGATATGTTGGTCTTCTAGAGGCAGAAGACTACCCTGAGATGTCAGTGGTAGAAGTTGATGAAGAAATATGTATAAAGATGTGTAATGCATACAACTATAGGTATGTTATAATTACTGAAGATGATTTTGTAATCCCACCACGAGATAATGATTTTATTCAAAACAATCCGCTGGAAGAACCTCCTATCGACAGGTAACAACTGGACTGAGATTGATTTTACAGAAGCACAGACAAGTCTCATTGTAGGAACTAATGGCGCGGGTAAGTCAACCGTATTAGACGCACTTACCTTCGTGCTGTTCAATAAACCATTCCGTAAGATCACCAAACCCCAACTCGTCAACACAGTGAACGAGAAAGAATGTGTTGTGGAGATTGAGTTCTCTACGGGTGTGACTGATTGGAAAATTATTCGTGGTATCAAACCAAATGTCTTTGAGATCTACAAGAATGGTGAGATGCTTGATCGGGCAGCAGCAAATGCTGACCAGCAGAAGTGGTTGGAAGAGAATGTATTGAAGATGAACTATAAGTCATTCACTCAGATTGTGATTCTGGGTAGTGCATCTTTCGTTCCATTCATGCAACTCTCCGGTGCAAATCGTCGTGAGATTATTGAAGATCTGTTGGACATTAAGATCTTCTCATTCATGAGCAATATCCTACGTGAAAAGATTCGTAGTTCAAATGATGATATCCGTGAATTAACCATCCGTAAGGATCTGGTAGAAGAGAAGATTGATATGCAGAAGTCATTCATCTCTGATCTAGAGGAGACTGGTAAGAAGAATATCCAAGATAAAAAGAATAAGATTAAAGAGTTTGCTGGTAATGTAGATGACCTGGTAAAAGAGATTGAATCTCATGGAGATAAATTAAAAACTGTTGAAGACCAGATGGAAGTGTCTTCAGGTTCTGATAAGAAACTAAAGAAACTCGGAACACTTCGTGGTAAGTTGCAACAGAAAGTATCAACAATTACTAAGGAACATAAATTTTTTGCAGAGAATACGGTATGCCCTACATGTGACCAGCATATCGAAGAATCATTTAGATTAAATAGAATTAATGATGCAGCATCAAAGGCAAAGGAACTCCAACAGGGGTTCACGGAGTTGGAAGAGGCAATCAGACTTGAAGAGGAAAAAGAAAATCACTTCAAGGTTCTTTCTAAAGAGGCAACTAACCTAACGCATGAAATTTCTAAAGCAAATACTAGGATTTCAGGATTACATCACAGATCAAGAGATCTTGAAACGGAAATTCAAACTATTACCGAACAACTTGAGAACCGAAATACTGAGCACCATGCATTAGAAAAATTAGTTACAGAACTGGAGGAACTCCAATCTAAACACTCCCAACAAAAAGAGAATAACGTCTACAACGAATTTGCACATTCCTTAATGAAGGATGGAGGAGTAAAATCCAAAATTATTAAGAGATATCTGCCTCTTATGAATCAGCAGATCAACAAGTATCTTCAGTTGATGGACTTCTATATTAACTTCTCTCTGGACGAAGATTTCAAAGAGACTGTAAAGTCCCCGATACATGAAGATTTTAGTTATGAATCATTCAGCGAAGGGGAGAAGATGAGAATTGACTTGTCTCTCCTCTTTACCTGGCGAGAGATTGCTAAAAGAAAGAACTCTGCTAGCACCAATCTCTTGATCCTAGATGAAATCTTTGATAGTTCACTCGATGGATTTGGAACAGAGTATTTCACAAAGATCATTAAGTATGTGGTGAACGATGCAAACGTCTTCGTCATCTCACACAAGACTGATGAACTGATGGATAAGTTTGACAATATCATAAAATTTGATAAAGTAAAAGGGTTCAGTAAAAAAGTCTCATAGGTATTACCGATGACAACCCCGAACTGGCAGCACCACTCCAAGAAGGATAAGAAACGGACTCTCAAACCACAAGCGATGAGGTCCCGGAAGGAAGCACTCAGACAGTTTAAGAAGAGGCACATGAACCCGCACAAGATGCGGGTTTCGTCGTATTATGAGTCCATACGAACGAACAACAATGACTGTTTCCCACGAGATCAAGTCACAACTTGCTAAACTTCTGGCAACCGAAGACTTGGTTGTGGAGAACAAGAATGTAGAGACTGCATGTTTCAATGTTCATACCCGTGTCCTGACTCTGCCCAATTGGAAGAATGCAACTCCTGTTGTCTATGACCTTCTGGTTGGACATGAGGTCGGACATGCTCTTTATACTCCTGATATCGATTGGATCGCAGATCGTAATATTCCCCCACAGTTCGTGAACGTTGTAGAAGATGTTCGCATTGAGAAACTGATGAAGCGTAGGTATCCCGGTCTATCCAAATCTTTTTTCCGGGGATATGAACAGTTAAGTGGTGAAGACTTCTTCCAGACTAATGATGAAGATATGTCTCTGTTCAACCTGGCAGACAAGATTAATCTGTTTTATAAGATCGGTAACTTTATAGAAGTTCCCTTTGATAATGATGTAGAGAAAGATTTGATGAAGCGGTCTGGCGAGACCGAGACCTTTGAGGAAGTATTGGATATTGCAGAAGAGATTTACAAGTATTGCCTAGACCAGAAAGAACAAGAGAGTAAGATCAACTTCGATAATCACGAGATGCCTCAGGGTTCATCTGGTGATAATGATGGGGAAGATGGAGAGCAGGAGCAAGAATATACTTCAGGTGGGGGTGATACTGAATCTTCTGAATCCGAAGAGACCAGTGATGATATGTCTGATATTAATGATCAGCAGCAGGGTATGTCTGGGGGTGTAACTTCTAGTCCTGATGTTAAGACTATGAGCGCATTTGATGATGCTGTTCGTGAGAATCTACTGGATCAGGATTGTCGTGATAATGTATATGCAGAACTTCCAGAGTTGGATCTTAATAAGATTATTATCCCAAACTCTAAAATTCATCAGTTGTGTGTAGAGCAATGGTCAGAAGAATCTACGGCACCAATGTTCCTAGAATATGTTGATGAGGCATTTAACAAGTTCAAGCGTAGTGCTCAGAAAGAAGTCAACTATCTGGTGAAAGAGTTTGAATGCCGTAAGTCTGCTGCTGCATATGCTCGTGCATCAACTTCTAAGACTGGAGTTCTCGATTGCACCAAACTTCATACATACAAATACAATGAAGACCTATTCAAGAAGGTCACAACATTTGCTGATGGTAAGAATCACGGTCTAGTATTCGTACTTGACTGGTCCGGTTCTATGGGCAACGTGATGCTTGATACCATGAAGCAACTCTTTAACCTCGTCTGGTTCTGTAAAAAGGTTGGTATTCCTTTCGATGTCTATGCATTCACTAACGACTATCCTCGTGACGACGGGATGGGTATTGCTGAATTATCCTACAAAAAGAAAAACGGACTAGTTCGTATTGGTGAGACATTCTCAATGTTGAACGTTCTCACTAGTAAAGTAAAGTCTAAAGAACTAGAACAGCAGATGCTACACCTGTTCCGTATGGGATATCACTTCAGTGCTAATTGGGGAGTACCATATGGTATTCCTGTGGGGTTGTATCTTTCTGGAACTCCTCTCAATGAGGCATTGATTACTCTAAAGCAGATCATTCCTGAATTTAAGTCTAATAACAATGTAGAGAAAGTTCAGTGTGTAATCCTGACTGATGGTGAGGCACCTCCTCTCAAGTATCATAAAGAGTTTATGGGTCGATTCCAACATAGTGTTGAACCATATCTTGGAGTCAATAGTCTTAATGGAGATTCATTTATCCGTGATCGTAAAACAGGACACACCTATTCTATGATGCAAGACTGGAATGATCAGTCAAGATTCAGTCATACTAGTTCGATGCTCAAACTTCTTCGTAATCGTATGCCTTCAGTCAACTTTATTGGTATTCGTGTTCTTGCTTCTCGTGATGCAAACTGCTTCATCCGTCAACATTCACCAGACTTTAAAGAATACGATAGAATTTCACGTCAATGGAAAAGGGAGAAGTCATTCACTCTTACTGAATCTGGATACCATAAGTACTTCGGGTTGTCTTCAACTGCAATGAATCAGGATACAGAGTTTGAAGTCAAAGAGGACGCTACAAAATCACAGATCAAGACTGCTTTCGTCAAGAGTCTGAGAACTAAGAAGATGAATAAAAGAATCTTAGGTGAGTTTATTGAACTCATTGCATAAATATCTAAAACTTCAGTATTTAAAGTTATGTCTAAATTCGGAGACTTACTCAAGGGAAAGAAAGAAGCACCAGCACCTGCTGCTCCTACCCCTCCTGCACCCGTAGCAGTGCCTACACCTGCTGCTAAGACAATGGGTGATATGTCCAAAATTGAACTTGAAGAACTTGGACGCACTAAGGGTATCGAACTTGACCGCCGCAAGAGCAAGTCGAAACTCATCAAGGAACTCAAAAACATTGATTGAACCAGTCTCACAACTGTCTACAGGGGGTCCACAAGACCTCCTTTTTATTGTATAATAACTTCAGTTGAAACAAAACACACAACATCATGTCTCTTTCTTCTGAGTACATTCGCACTTCACTTCAATCCATGTATGGCGATTCCGTCACTAGTGGCGATATCCGAGCATGGTGTGCAATGAATGGTGCTAACTATCAAACTGTTTCTAAGAAAATTGATGAATATAAGACTAGTCGTGGTAAGTGGAATCTGAGTGTGCCTGAACAACTTGAGCAAACTTATCAGGCACCCCCTGCTATGCCTGCAATTGAACAGAATCTAATTCCTGATAAAGATGATACCTTCGTCAAGTTTGGTAACTTTGGTGATCTTAAAAAAATTATTCAATCTCGTCTATTCTATCCAGCATTCATTACTGGTCTTTCTGGAAATGGTAAAACGTTCTCGGTTGAGCAAGCATGTGCTCAACTTGGTAGAGAACTTATCCGTGTAAATATTACTATTGAAACTGATGAAGATGATCTTATTGGCGGTTTCCGTCTTGTTAATGGCGAAACCGTCTGGCACAATGGCCCAGTCGTTGAAGCACTCCAGCGAGGAGCTGTCCTGCTCCTTGACGAGATCGACCTTGCCTCTAATAAAATTCTCTGTCTCCAGTCTATCCTTGAAGGAAATGGAGTCTTCCTTAAAAAGATTGGACAGTTTGTCCGCCCCAGTGCAGGTTTCAACGTCATCGCAACCGCAAACACTAAAGGTAAGGGTTCAGACGATGGACGATTCATTGGAACTAACGTGCTCAACGAAGCATTCCTTGAGCGATTCCCAGTAACACTTGAGCAACAATATCCCAGCGTCAAGACCGAACAGAAGATTCTTGAGAACGTTGCTCAGACTCTGAGTGTCGATGATGTAGACTTCTGTAAGCATCTGGTCGATTGGGGTGACATCATCCGTAAAACCTTCTATGATGGTGGTATTGAAGAAATCATCAGCACCCGTCGTCTGGTCCACATTGTCCGTGCTTACAGCATCTTCAACGATAAGGCAAAGGCAATCCAAGTTTGCGTCAATCGCTTTGATGATGAAACTAAGCAAGCATTTCTAGAATTGTACGACAAGGTTGATGGTGACTTTATGGTTCCCAATCCTAATGTGCCTGAAGAGACTATAGTTTCTATTCACAATAACGTCATTGACAATTCTATGGAATTTTGATATAATGACGAATGCTTGGTCCCTACTTTATGATGAAATGATAGAACATTCAAAGTATTATTACGATTACGATCGTAATAGAGATGCATCAGATCCATCCATGCCGCCATGGGGTCATAGTGATCTAGAATACCAAATCAACCTTGATATGAATAACGAATCCAACCGATACAAATATAGTGAGGTAGAAATCCTCAAAGAAATCTCAGAGTACATTTCGGGAACATATCAACAGCACTATTCTGCTGGTGATGATAAGATTCAAACTCTCGATCTTATTGAAGCTTGTGGTGATGGTGAGGCATTTTGCCGATCCAATATCCTCAAGTATGCCTCTCGCTACGATAAGAAGGGCACTGCCCGACGTGACATTATGAAGATTCTGCATTATGCTGTTCTTCTAATGCACTTCAATGACAAAAACGCCAAACGTGAAACTTACAATCAATGACTATGAAACTGTCTGAAAAAACTGTCAACCTCCTCAAGAACTTTGCTTCTATCAATCAGTCTATTGCATTCAAGAAAGGCAATACTCTCCGCACCATGTCTGTGATGAAGAATATCCTGGCAGAGGCAGAGATTGAAGAAGAGATTCCTCAGGACTTTGCAATTTACGACCTGGTGCAATTCCTGAATGGTGTTACTCTACACGACAACCCTTCTATTGAATTCCCTAACCAGTCAAACCTGACCATCCGTGAGGGCAAGGACCGTAAGACGAAGTACTTCTTTGCAGACCCCAGTGTGATTGTTTCTCCGCCTGAGAAGTCTATTCAACTGCCCACAGAAGACGTTTGCTTTAAACTTGATAGCACCCAACTACAGTCGCTCCTGAAGGCATCTGCGGTCTATCAACTCCCAGATTTGGTTGCAGTTGGGGAAGCAGGTGTCGTTAAATTGGTCGTTCGTGATAAAAAGAATGACACATCTAATGAGTATTCGATCACCGTTGGAGAAACTAATCTTGAGTTTGCTTTTAACTTCAAGGTTGAGAACATCAAGATTCTCCCTGGAACATACGAGGTTGTTATCTCCCAGAAATTGTTGGCAAGATTTGTTAACAACAACTTTAACCTGACATACTTTATTGCACTTGAACCCGACTCAACGTTTGGCTGATGTCCCTATGAGGATAATAGGCAGTGGTCTTGTGATCCTTGCCTATTTTATTATTCTCCATGTAAACACAACTGTAGGTGTCGGTCTCCAAATGATTGGAGATAGTATATCGATTCCTTACTTTATACGGACAAAATCCTGGGATGTTGTTACTATGATATCATTCCTATTAGTGATTTCCCTAACACATTTATTATGAACATTTTCGTCACAAATGAAAGTCCAGTCAAGTCTGCAGAGATTCTACCTGACAAGCACATCGTCAAGATGCCTCTGGAGACGTGTCAGATGCTCGCTATCGTTGCATCAGACAAGTGGGGGCATGGTTATGGTACTTTGCCTAAGGCAGACGGCACACCCTATGCTACAGAGAAGGGAGCGTTCCGTAATCACCCATGCACCAAGTGGGCAAACGAGACTGTAGAAAACTCTAGATGGTTGCTTGCTCACGGTATAGCATTATGTGAAGAGTATTTCACTCGATATGGTAAATGTCATACTTGCTTTAAAACTCTCCTTGCTGCTGATGAGATCATTCCTTATGTGAAATGGGATGACCACACTCCTTTTGTCTTTGCTGGACCTGACGAGTATAAGTATGATACAAGCATTGATATTTTCACTGCTTACAAGATGTATATTGCATCTAAACCTTGGGTGTGTGATAATTACCTTCGTCTCCCCCACCGTAAACCTGATTGGATTTGATTATGAGTAACTTTATTTGGGTCGAGAAGTATCGACCACAGACCATTCAGGAATGTATCCTTCCTGAAGATACAAAGAAAATGTTCCAAGATTTTCTAAATAAGGGTGAGATTCCCAACATGCTACTAGCGGGTCCTCCAGGAATCGGTAAGACTACAGTAGCAAAAGCACTGTGTAATGAACTAGGAGTAGATTTTTATGTCATCAATGGGTCCGATGAAGGACGATTCTTGGATACTGTCAGAAACAATGCGAAGAACTTTGCTTCGACCGTATCGCTTCAAGCAACTGCAAAACACAAAGTCATCATCATTGATGAAGCAGATAACACGTCCAATGATGTACAACTCTGTTTACGGGCGTTTATTGAGGAGTTTGCTGGTAACTGCAGATTCATCTTCACCTGTAACTACAAAAATAAAATTCTCGAACCACTCCACTCCCGATGCACAGTCGTTGAGTTTGGGATCAAAGGAAAAGAACGAGCAAAGATTGCCAACGGTTTCTTCGTTAGACTTCAAGAAATCCTCACAGGTGAAGGCATCGAGTACGAAAACAAAGTACTCGCTGAACTCATCGGAAAGCACTTCCCAGACTGGAGACGAGTCCTTAACGAGTGTCAGCGATACTCCGTGGCTGGTAAGATTGATTCGGGGATCCTTGCGTCGTTTGGGGATATCGCAGTAAATGATCTGGTCAAGAATCTCAAGGAGAAGAACTTTACTGAAGTCCGTAAGTGGATCGTTTCTAATCTGGACAATGATCCCAATGTACTTCTGCGTCGTGCTTACGATGCTCTTTATGAAGTTCTGGACGGTCCTAGCATTGCTGCTGCTGTGCTCATTGTTGCTAAGTATCAGTATCAATCGGCATTTGTCGCAGACCAAGAGATCAACCTCTTGGCGGCAATGACTGAGATAATGGTAGAATGCGAGTTCAAGTGAACAAGAACGAACTAGAAGAACTCAGATATGATGTAGCACATCATATGCTCAGTAAGATGAGTGCTGGTTCTCAGTTTCAATATGCACTAGATCGTATGCTTCAACTCTATGATCACTACTCTGAAAAAGAACTAAAAGAGATGTTACCTAAATCAAAGAAAAAAGGTAAAGGTGGGGGATTTTAATGCCACATGAATTCGATTACGTTGAAGCACCCGCTGAAGGTAAAGTTGATAAGTGGGGGTTTACTATCAAACCCACAATCTCAGATACTGCTGCTACTCTTATCTGTTTAAGGAATGCCCCTTGCGGCACAGACAAAAAACAAATTGAAAGACTAATTAAACACTATCAGGAATTAAAATGAATGTAAAACTGCTACGCATCAGCACTGGCGAAGAAATCGTTGCTGAGATTGTTGAAGAGAATGATGAGACCATCACTGTAAGGAATGGACTGGTCTGTGTCCCTCAGGCACAGAGTGTTGGATTTATCCCTTGGGCAACTGTGGTTGATAAGCAAGAACCTGAGATTACAGTAGGACGACAGTTCATTGTTTATATCGCAGCAGTTGACCCTACTGTAAAAAACAAGTATAGTGAAATGTTCGGTGGTATCACCACTCCTGAAAAGAAACTCATTCTGTGATGAAGTCTTATAAAACCCCTTTAAGATATCCAGGCGGTAAGTCTCGTGCTTGCCAAAAGATGGATGTGTATTTCCCTGACCTGAGGGAGTATAAAGAATATCATGAACCATTTCTTGGTGGAGGCAGTGTTGCCATTCACGTCACTAAGAAGTATCCTCACTTGGATATCTGGGTAAATGACTTGTATAAACCTCTATATAACTTCTGGAGGGTCCTACAGGATTCTGGTGCTGATCTTGCTGAGAGAATTGGTGAACTGAAGTCACAGCACCCTGAACCTGGATCTGCTAAAGATCTATTTTTGAAGTCAAAGGAGACTGTAAATGACTATAATGAATCGGATTTATCTCGCGCAGCTGCTTTTTATATCGTTAATAAGTGTAGTTTTAGTGGTCTCACTGAATCATCATCCTTCAGCAAACAAGCAAGTGTCTCCAACTTCTCAATGCGAGGCATCGAAAAACTTCCAGGGTATTCCCAATTAATCAAAGATTGGAAAATTACTAATCTCAGTTATGAACAACTCCTTACTGATAACAAAGAGTGCTTCACCTACCTTGATCCCCCCTACGACATACGAGATAATCTATATGGAAGGAAGGGGAGTATGCATAACGGATTCAACCACGACGATTTTGCTGCCGATTGTGATCGGTCTATTGCTCCTCAACTCATATCTTATAATTCGTCTCAACTGGTCAAAGAACGTTTCCAAGGGTGGGAAGTAGGTGAGTTTGACCTTACATACACAATGAGATCTGTAGGCGAGTATATGCGCGAGCAAAAAGAACGAAAAGAACTTTTACTTTTTAACTATGACAAACCCCAATCAGTTATATGAGGATATGGGAAAACTCAATGCACTCTATGAAGAGTTGCTTTGGGACCATGAAGATGTTCTTGAGTTCGTAGCAGATTACGAGAACGACCAGATTATTATCAGGAACAAGACTAAGAACGGATGAAAAGACTGGGACGTATTTGGAAATATAGTTTAGGGAGTTTCTCTGATGACAAAACCCACAGGTATGATAACTACGTGGTTATGGTACGGAGTGCTATATTTCTTTCTTATCTCGTTACTAATTGTTTTATTATTGCAGGAGTGGTCCGACATTGGAACTAAAAGATTGGTTGAATTCTATCAACATTAACAAGAGAGATCTTCGCCTTGAAGATCCAGACGCAAAATATCCAGCATATATTGTGAATCGCTGTATGTCCGGTCAACTGGACACGGTTCTGTATGCGAATGAAATGAACTTGAACTCACACTTAGACCCTAACCTCCAGTATTCGTTCATGCTAAATAGTGTGAGGAAACGGAAAAGATTCTCTCCGTGGCTCCGAAAGGACGAGATCAGAGATTTAGATTATGTCAAACGTTATTATGGATATAATAACGAGAAAGCAAAACAGGCTCTGAGCATTCTTACCAAAGAACAATTATTATTCATTAAATCTAAATTTGAGACTGGAGGAAAAAGATGATTCAAGAACCTGAAGTTCACTGGTCGGCAGACCAGATGATTGAAATTACGTTGAATGAACCAGATGACTTTTTAAAGGTTCGTGAAACTCTGACACGTATCGGGGTTGCATCCCGTAAAGAGAAAAAGATTTATCAGTCCTGCCATATTCTGCATAAGCAGGGACGATATTACATTGTCCACTTTAAGGAACTGTTTGCCCTGGACGGCAAGCATGCTAACCTGACGGTGAACGATGTCCAGAGACGCAACAGAATTATCCAACTGCTTTGTGACTGGGGTCTGGTGAGTGTTATTTCACCAGAGAAGGTCACAGACATTGCACCCTTGAATCAAATCAAGGTGCTAGCATATAAGGAGAAGCACGAGTGGGTGCTTGAGACCAAGTATAATATCGGTAAGAAGAAGAAAGTAGAAACAACCGAATAAAAAAGTAGGGGATTCACTGTCCCCTTTTTTTATGTTTTATGCTTAAATAGTATTGGATGCCTTCGGGGTCCACACAATCTAATCTCGCTTTAAAAGGAGAAGTACAATGGTAAACATTCAGAAGTTTCATTCTGCTGATTTAAATTCTTTGGTAGACCGTATAAATAAGTATAGCATCGGTATGGATGATATATTTGATAGATTATCCCACGTCCATGAAACGCAGGGGAATTATCCTCCATACAACCTAGTTCAAATCAGCAATACGGAATCACGACTTGAACTAGCACTTGCTGGATTTAAACAAAAAGAATTAAATGTTTACACTCAAGACGGAAAACTATTTGTCGAAGGAACAAAAGAAGAACCAAAAGAAGAACCAACATACCACCACAGAGGAATGGCTCAGAGATCTTTCACCAGATCTTGGACACTCGGTGATGAAACGGAAGTTAGATCAGTTGCTTTTGAGAATGGGTTACTGACTGTTGAATTGAGTAAAGTAGTACCAGATCATCACCAAAGAAAGAATTGGTTTTAATATCCTGACTAATTTTTGCTACGGTTGATACAGAAGTGTATCACTATGATACACTATACTCTATATAATTATGTAATCGATTAGGAGGTATCAATGAACTTCACCACCACTGCTTTAGCAGCTGGCGCTCTAATGACTATTTTTGTTGGAGTTCCCATTACTGCAATTGTTTCTTAGACCATGGAAATTCTAGTAATTATCGCAGTACTCTCAGCAACAACATTCGGTGCTTATAAAATGACTCCAATACAATGATAAATGATATTAAATCATCTGCTCTTGCATTTGTCTATGCTTGGGCAGTTATTCTCGTTCCACTTGTACTCGTATCGTCTATCGTTAGTTTAGCAAATCCACAGACACAAGAATCTATCTAAATAAAGTATATCGTCGTCGCAGACGGAGGGGGAACTGGCAAAATCCAGTTGCAACCCCTCTTTTTTTATGCTATACTACCAGAAGGAAAATACTGATTTATGAGCGTACAAATTGCACTACTAAAGTCCGGTGAGGAAGTCATCGCAGATATCAAGGAGTTTCGTGACTCTGATGATAATCTAGTATCCTACTTCTTTGGTGAACCCCACTGTATTAAAATTAAAACTCAAGAGATTCTGATTGAAGCAGAAGATGCTCCTCCAAAGCATGAGTTGATTTTTTATAAGTGGATGGGATTATCCAAGGATAAGGATATCATTGTAAATAAAGATTGGGTGGTTTGCATTGCTGACCCACTCGATTCAATTGTAGAATCTTACGAAAGGAGGAATAGTGGAAGAGACCAACTTAGCAACAGACGAGATGATGTTGCCGCCAGACTCGATGATGCCGGAACCGGAACTCCCGACAGTTCAGGTACTTTGCTTAACGAACAGGTTACTTTTACTGAGCAAGATTGAGGAAGTCCTTGCAGATATCGGACAACCCGATTGTAAACTGACTAAACCCTGTCTGATTGAGAACGGAGAACTCACACCTTGGTTAACTGATGTATCAGATGACGAAGTTGTTATGATGAGTTCTGATAAAATATTGACAATGGTTGAACCCAACCAAAAACTACTTGATGAATACGAAGAGTTAACTAAGTAATGCGATTCTACACTAATGTCTATCAGCGATTCAATGAAATGCTGGTACGTGGATATGAGAATGGCAGGCAATTCTCTTACAGGGAAGAGTTTGGACCAACTTTTTATGTACCTTCTAAGAAAGATTCAAAGTGGAAGACGCTTGACGGCGACAATGTAGAACCAATCAAACCTGGTAAGATTTCAGAATGTAAGGAGTTTGTAGAGAAGTACAAGGATGTTCATGGATTTGCCATCTATGGTAATGATAGGTATGTTGCTCAGTATATTTCTGATAAGTATCCTGAGGATGAGATCAAGTTTGATATCTCTAAGATTGGACTCTACACAATCGATATTGAGGTTGCTGCTGAAGAAGGTTTCCCTGACATACACAATGTTGCAGAGGAACTTCTTGCCATCACAATGCAGAATGCTGCAACTAAGCACATCACATGCTTTGCTTCACGACCATTCAATAACACTCGTAAGGATGTCACCTTCGTGCTCTGTCACGATGAGTTTGACCTTATCAATCGTTTCCTAGACTGGTGGCAGACAACTGCCCCTGACGTGATTACAGGGTGGAACTGTGAACTATATGATATCCCATATATTGTGAGGCGTATTGAGCGTCTGATGGGCGAGAAGACAGTTAAGAAACTTTCTCCTTGGAACAGTGTCCGTCAACGTGAAATCCAGATGCACGGTCGCCCACAGATTACCTGTGAGTTGGCAGGTATCAGTGTTATTGATTACCTTGACTTGTACAAGAAGTTTACCTATACTAATCAAGAGTCGTATCGACTAGACCACATTGCATTTGTGGAACTAGGACAACGCAAGTTGGACCACTCGGAGTTTGATACTTTCCGAGACTTCTACACAGGCAACTGGCAGAAGTTCATTGAATACAACATCATTGACGTGGAACTTGTTGACCGTCTGGAAGACAAGATGAAACTGATTGAGTTGGCATTGACCATGGCATATGACGCCAAGGTGAATTATAACGATGTGTTCTTTCAGGTCCGCACTTGGGATGCGATTATCTATAACTATTTGAAGAGGCGTAATATTGTTATTCCTCCAAAGGAAAGATCAGAAAAGGATTCACAATATGCGGGGGCATATGTCAAGGAACCGCTTCCAGGAAAGTATGATTGGGTTGTGTCTTTTGACCTTAACTCTCTCTATCCTCACCTTATTATGCAATACAACATCTCTCCCGAGACGCTACAGGACACCAGGCACCCATCAACTACCGTTAATAAGATACTTAATCAAGAACTGACATTTGATGAATATAAGGATTATGCGGTTTGTGCTAATGGCGCAATGTATCGTAAGGACATCAAAGGATTCTTACCCAAATTAATGGAGAAGATGTATGGTGACCGTGTTATCTTCAAGAAGAAAATGCTTGCGGCAAAGCAGCAGTACGAGAAGAATCCTACTAAGGCACTTGAAAAGGAAATCTCTAGATGTAACAACATTCAAATGGCGAAGAAGATTTCTCTTAACTCTGCTTATGGTGCTATTGGTAATCAATACTTCAGGTATTTTAAACTAGCAAACGCAGAAGCAATTACTCTATCTGGTCAGGTATCTATCCGCTGGATTGAGAATAAGATGAATGCTAAACTGAACAAAATTCTGAAAACGAAAAACACTGATTATGTTATTGCTTCAGATACTGACTCCATTTATCTTAATATGGGTCCTTTTGTTGACTGGGTATTCAAAGACCGAGAGAAAACTCCTGAGGTCATTGTCGATTTCCTTAATAAGGTCTGTGAGGTGGAATTTGAACCTTATATTGAAAGTTCTTACCAAACGTTGGCGGACTATGTAAATGCATATGACCAGAAGATGCAGATGAAGCGAGAGAACATTGCTGATCGTGGTATCTGGACTGCTAAGAAACGATACATCCTCAATGTGTGGGACAGTGAAGGTGTGCGATATGCAGAACCTAAACTGAAGATCATGGGTATCGAAGCAGTCAAGTCATCCACACCTGCACCCTGTCGTCAGATGATTAAGGATGGTTTGAAACTGGTGATGAGTGGAACAGAGGATGAGGTAATTGAATTCATTGAGAACTCCCGTAAGAGTTTCAGAGCATTACCAGTTGAAGAAATATCTTTCCCTAGGTCGGTCTCTAGTGTGACCAAGTATAAAGGCATTAATACAATCTATGCAAAGGGAACACCAATGCATTGTCGTGGTGCTCTGCTGTATAACTTCTACATAAAAGAGCGTGGTTTGGGTAAGAAGTATGCTCCCATACAAAACGGAGACAAGATTAAGTTCTGCTATCTGAAGAGTCCAAACCCGACTAGAGAGAATGTAATATCCTTTATCCAAGACTTCCCTAAGGAACTGGACTTAGAACGATACGTCGATTATGAGATGCAGTTCAATAAGGCATTCCTTGATCCACTGCGTGTGATCCTGGATGCTATCGGGTGGTCTGTTGAAAAGAAAATAAGTTTAGAGAGTTTCTTTTCGTGAGTAAATACATTGTTCGCTGGTCCGAACCAGGAGATCTTTCTCCTCGACAAGAGAGCAGATACTTTGAAGATGAGACCAATGCTAAGTGGTTTGCAAAAGAACTGAAAAAGAGTTATAATTGGGTTATCTGCACAGAATCAAAAAACGTAATGGAGTAGAATGGATCTTCCTATCAACGACAAAGAATTGAATACTATTATTAGTGCTATGCGTCTCGGTGGAGATGCTGCACTTTATCAAAAACTAAAAAGAGTTAAGGAAATCCGTGATGAGAATCCAGGCGGACCTTATAAGAAAATTGCCCGTGAAGAATTTGGAATTGCATTGTAATGGATTTTTTAAAAGAAATTGTAAAAGAGATTGGAGATGACTACACCCAACTCGCATCAGACATCGACGACACAGAAACCTTTGTGGACACGGGTTCTTACGTTTTTAATTCACTGGTCTCAGGTAGCATATTTGGTGGTGTTTCTGGGAATAAGATTACTGCCATTGCTGGTGAGTCTTCTACTGGGAAGACTTTCTTTAGTCTCGCTGTGGTTAAGAATTTCTTGGATAGTAATCCTGATGGTTACTGTCTGTACTTTGACACTGAGGCAGCAGTTAACAAGTCTCTTCTTACAAGTCGTGGGATCGACTTAACCAGACTGGTTGTTGTCAATGTTGTTACGGTTGAACAGTTCAGGCAGAAAGCATTACAGGCAGTAGACATATACTTAAAGAAACCTGAAGAAGAACGCAGACCCTGTATGTTTGTGCTAGACTCTTTAGGTATGCTTTCCACAGAGAAAGAGATTCGTGATGCTCTAGACGATAAGCAAGTCAGGGACATGACCAAATCTCAACTTGTTAAAGGGGCATTCCGTATGCTTACTCTTAAACTTGGTCAAGCAAACATTCCACTTTTAGTAACAAACCACACTTACGATGTCATTGGCGCTTATCATCCTGCAAAGGAAATGGGAGGAGGCTCTGGTCTCAAGTATGCAGCAAGTACAATCATCTATCTCAGCAAAAAGAAAGAGAAGGATGGAACAGAAGTCG